CTTCTCATTTAGTTTTCAAATATTGAAACAGTTTTATCTTTTGATTCTCTAAGGAAATTTATTAATTCCAATCCTCTTAAACTGCACCAGCTTTCTAAAAGATATGCTATGTTTTGATTTCCTATTACATCTGTATTAAGACAATTAGCTTCAATACAAACCCTAGAAAGAGTTTCAAAAACTTTAGGGAAAAATACAAAATTTCTAGAGGAAGCTAAAATTTCACAGAATTTTTTATGCTCTGTATTATGATTTATTCCTATATAATTATAATTATTCTTTAAACAAAAATCTTTTGCTCCTTTTGCATTTTTTTGTTCATATAAATGATCCATAAAACATGCATCATATTTTTTATCTATATTTTGCAAAGACTCTAGATTAATCAAATTTTCTTCTGACCAAAGATTGACACTAGATTCCACATTGCTTAATTCTAAATTTAGCTCAATTATTTTTTTGTGAGTTGAGCTTTGTGCTACTATTTTGTAGGAATTCTTATATAAATTATAATTAGCAATTTCGCTTTTAGGAGCTATGAAGTTTTCATATATACTTGGATCTCGACTCTTTAAAAATTTATGATCATGCTCATATATAATATATTTTTTATTTTTTAGAGCATTTACAGACCCAGAAGGTAATCCTCCAAAATTACCAATAATAAAAATATCAGAATCGCAATTAGAAATATAATCAGGAGAACAAAAAAATGAGTAAACTCTTTCTACTGAATGACCTTTTTTTGAAAGACATTCAATAAGTTCTTTATTACAAGTTTCTCCTCCTCCTGAAAAACCATCTTCATAAAATTCATCTGATATAAATGTATATTTCATATTTACAGTTTAAATATTTTACTCTGCATTGTCTAATAATTGAGTTTCTAATCCTAAGAATTTAAGATCCTTGAGCTTGTAAGCCTCCCATTTAAAAGGAACTTGTCGAGAAACAACTACGCCTTCCATTGGGAGCTCAGTAGAACATAAAGGATCTACTTTATCTAGATACTCAAATTCTAATCTCTTTAAGAAAGTTTTACCCCATTCAGAAGAGTCAAAAGGAATATCAAATAAATCCTTGGCTTTTCCATAGTAGTAAGTTTCTGGAGTTTTTAACTGCTTCTTCTTACAATAAGCTTGAATTTGTTCATGAGAAAAAGAAATAACTTCTCCATCCTGATTAGTATAATCAATTCTAAATACTAGGAAATCTCTTTGCCCTTTAAGAATCCCATAATCATATGGAGTTTGAATCATTGACTGCCCATTTACCCAGCCAATTACCTCTCCATAAACAGAGATGCCCTTGTCCAGCTTTGGATAAACTTCATCAGCAACAGACTTCCAAATGTCCTCTTTGTAAAAACCTTTTGAAACTCCAATTGCAATATCTTTATTTTTGATTACATTTCTAGAAGCATACAGCATCCCATATTCTTCTTCTGGAACTTTGAATCCCAGAAGTTTAACAAGCTTTTCTAAGAGAGAAAGACGGCGCTTGATTAAAACATTAGCTACGACACCATTGCTTCCATGATATTTATTTGTAATAGAAATATAATCTTCAGGATTAATCTTATAGATTTCTTTTCTCAAATTTTCTGTATCAGAATGGAGTCTAAATTGATTTTCTACTAATCTTTCAAATTTTTTAACTTTTGTTTTCGTAGATGGCGAACTGCTTTCTTGAATAGGCGGCTCATATTTAGAAATAAATAATTCACCACAAATGGTATCAAAAGAAATATTCTCTTCAATATCTTTTAAGAACACTCCGTATTCACTAGAAACAAATTCAGAAAATCTTTGGAAAGAGATAATATAACCATTAGAATATTCCCCTCTCAATTTTATCATTTTGACTCTGCCTTTAGCATCAAAAAATCCTTTGACAGTTTTGTCCTGATTTAAAAGAGGATCTCTAAAAGAATTACTCCAAGATAAAAACTTGGAAGAAATTTGACTTTCGACAGGGCAATATACATAAATATCACCGACTTTAGAAGTTAAGTCAGTAACGACTATTGAATTCTGTATCTCTGCCAATTGCAATTTATCAGCATTTGGGTGAGGGTAAACAGAATCCAATTTTAAAATTTGAGCTAAATAATTTGAATTATAATCTTTAGAAGTAGAGAGTGTCATAATTAAATATACAAAAATTTTTTAATCTGTCAACTAAATTTGAACCATTTTTATGTCGAACTTGTGAGCTATTTCAAAAGACTTTTCACCTTTTTCATAAAAATCTCTAAAAAATACTTGTTTTATTCCATACATTGCAATGTCCATAATACAGTTTTCACAAGGAGACAATGTAACCGCTATCAGTTTCCCTTCTCCCGGCTTACAATATCTCAATGCTGACCTCTCAGCATGAGAAACGAATGGTCTGCGACCGTCCCTACAAGACCAATCTATATCGTGTCCCGGTATAGAGCCATTGTAACCTAATCCAGCTACACTATTGTCATGTCTTAAAATACAAGCTCCACATTTTACATATGGGTCTTCAGATCTTGAAGATGCTGTTTCGGCTAATTTTAAAGCATATTCTTCCCAAAGTATTCTACTCATTTTTTTTATTCAAAAAGGTTTTCATCTTCTTCTTCTTCCCCATCTTCATCTGAGTCCTCTTGAAGAAAAGTAATTGTATCTTCGAAAGAAACTTCTTTAAGAGAATCAGATATATCACTTATCTCTTTACATTTTTCAGAGAAATGAAGGGATGCTAAAGATAGAATTAAATTACAGCTGAATAAAGTTTCTTTTTCATCCATCCCTTCTAAAGCTGAATGATTAAGAATATTATGCCAATTAACAAATGCTATTGTAGATATTTTTTCCGCAGTATTAGGGAAAACTTTCTCTATAAGCTCTAAGACATTTTCTACTGCATTTTTATTTTCAGACATATATTAATCTATTATACCGTTTATAAGTTTTCTTTTTGCTCTGAACTTCATAGATCTAGAACCTTCTCCTTTTGTTAAACAATTAAAATGGTTCTTGCTTAAGCTTTTCAAGGAATTTAAAATATCTAAACCTTCTAAATCAGAAAAGGATTGATCTTTAGAATTTGAAACATATTTATAAGATACTTTTTTTCTTTTTATGAAGTTTTGTATTCTATTATTAATGCAGACAGAACAGAATGTTAAAAATTTAGTTTTATTATCAGGATTAAAAGCGTAGATAGCCGAAATTATAGCATCATGAGATTCAGACAATAGATCCTCTGTATATCCAAAATTTTTATACTTATTGCAGACTATAGTATTAGCAAGTTTATAAGACTGCTCAAGTATATCCTTACCCATAGAGTAATCTCCTGTTAAACAAAAGTTTTTTACCTTTTCTTCTAGAATCATTTTACTGAAAATTGAGAGTTAAATATAGGAATACATCCACAAAAAATTTGGTTTTTGAAAGACTCTCTAATAATAGAGAATTGACTTAACCCTTCAATTAGTTTATTTTTGCTACCTCTTAAAATTTTAGGGAGAATCAATAAAGGATTTTCAGAGAAAAGTCTATCTACTCCGGGCAATTTAAGATCATAACAAATCTTTAAAAGATTACCCATGTAAGGATGAAGTCTAAAATCTTGAACAGAAACATTCTCTTGAACTATCTCGAATCCTTCTTTAGTCATTTTTAATTTAGACATTTCAGCTTCCAAAGAGGAGTACATATTAATAATTTCCCAATCTATTAATGTGAAATTTTCACTTTCAATTTTATCAGAAGATAATACAGAAAGAAAAACATTCAAAGAATCATCTTGAGGAGGCATATTACCGAAATTAACTAAGCCATGAGAGATATCTTTTAGAGGCTTATGAGATAAAACTACTATTTCAGTATTGCTTTTTTGAATAAATTCTCTTAAATTTTCTTCTTTTTGATGTGGGTAAAAAGTAGTAAGAATCATTATTTATTATATTTAGATTTTAATATAGCAATGAAACTCATAGCCGCTGCTGGGTCAACTCTATCGACTGTAGTCCATTTAGGGTTCCAATCAAAACCTTCTACAGTAGCTAATTCTTTCAAAGAGTGTACATCCATGGAATACTTGTCTAAATGTTGAGACAATAGAGATTGTATTTTTACAGTCTGAGCTTCAGCTCTTACGTCTTCTTGCTTCATCTCGTCTTGGCCCAAGGATATAATACCTAAAGAATGCCTCACAGCTCTGATAAAAGCTCTATTTTCAGCAATTGTTTCTAAAAATTTAGAAAACTTTTCATCAGTATTTGAAGTGGAAGCATTTGCTGTAGCACCGACTGTCATTTCCAAAGGGCTTTCTATATTCGGTATCCACTTAATCACAACCTTCATTGTAACACTATCACCAGAAGAAGAGACTGGGATAGGATCAATCATAGAATATCCTCTAATCGAAGCCAACTCTCTGAACCCTGCCAATTTAATCACAAGATCTTCCTCTGGGGATTCATCTATTAATCTATCAAGATCTTCTTGACTTAAATCTTCCAATGGAATTGCTCTAGCAGCAAAATTATACTTGTTCAATACAATGTGCTCTCTTGGAATAAGTTTCCTCCAATCTATAAGTCCATTAGACTTTAGTGGATAATTAACATTATTTAAAAGACCTGCTTCGTTTCTCAATGGTTTAAAAACACCGTCTTCCGGTTGAACAAATAAAAGAGGAGAATCTAAACCTGTTTTTGCAGGTGCAATAACTCTTTTCTTAGAAGACTTTTTTACAGTTTCCTCTTGAGAATCTTTAATATCAGAATGATTACTAGACTTAAGCATAAATTCTACTGTAGTTTGTTGTAAATTTTTATAACATTCAAGATATCTTCGAAAGAAGTATCTGGACTGTCGTTGAACTCAGCAACAAAAAAACTTTTACCAGTATATAATCCGATAGCTTTTGATAATTTAGACATTACCTTTGAACGAGATTGAGATTCAGGTTCTGAAAAATAAGTAACTGCTCCATGGAGAGAGAAACAAATAGGTTCTTTTGTATCCTCTTTCCATTTCCTAGTAAATGAGAAATTAGAGCCATCTTTATTTAGAGCTCTACCATTTTGCAGCCACTTGTTTTTATTAGTGAATATTTTATTTAGATTCATTTTTAAATATTAAAGTATAATCTTTGTTCTCCAAGAAATCTTCATCATTCATAAAGCTTTCTTTTAGTTCTATAGGAAAAGATTTAAAGTCTAAATCATTTTTGTAATGATAAATAGATGCATATGTTTTTCCGTGAGCTATGTAAACTCTATTTGATTTAAATAACATAGCATCTTTTTCTAGTATGTCAAGAGGTTTTTCTTTTGATTTCTTATATATAGTACATATGCCTAGAGTCTCAAGCCTTAACTGATTTAATAAATCATCGTTGCAACAGATAACAAGTAAATTTATAAGATTCGAAACACAGCTTTTAATAAAATCTACATCAAAACTTTCGTCACAAAAATAAACAATAGATTTTATATTTTTAATGTTTAAAGAATTTAAATCTAAAGGCTTTTTAGTGCTTATATCCGCTTTTGTTATATTTAAGATAGGAACAAGACACTCTTGATTATCAAAAATATCAAGACGTATATTAAAAGCTGTATTAACTAACTCTCTAGGAAAAAATCCGTCAGGAATAAAATTTAAAAATCTAGGACCATATTTTTCTCCAATATATAATGTTTTATAATTTACAGAATCTTGTATACCTATTTTATTTAAAATTGCATTAGCTATTATTTCCGGCTTTATAGTATTTATAGTCTTTGGCCATTCATCTTTTTTATAATTCCATCTCGCAGTTTTTAATTCTGGCTCAATATAAAGAACCTTATCAAAAGAAGGAACCACTACTTTGCTAGGATAATTACTTCCGAGAAGGATTAAATCTTTATTATAAACTCTACATAATTTAGCAGTAAGCTGGTTAGATGTAACACAAAGTCTACTATTTTTAATTACATAAGCCAATTGTCTTACAGTTAAAGCTGATCTCAAATCCAAGGAACTTAAGACAGTGGGGTCTTCTTTATCTCCAACTTGAATGACTTCAATACCTGTGATCCTTAAAAAATCAAGAATCATAGGAATGACTTCTGAACTGTAATCGTAAATTTGAGATTTCTTTTCAGAACCTGTTTGATATACTATATAATCAGAAGGTACAGGATAGAAGTTTTCAGGGAAATCCTCTTCAGAAGTATAATCTTCTACTCCACAATGTTGAAATATTTTATTAAGCATATTAAAAATTATTTTTCATGAAATCTACGCAATTCCTTGTTATTTTTGGATGGAAAGCCATATCGAAAAAACCTTTATGATTCTCTATCCCCTCCATACCTAGGACATCATCTAATGCTGGACTACAAGGCATTGTTTTTTTAATAAAATCCAAGTGCTCAAACATTTGAGGAAATAATGTAGATACATAGTAATCCCATTCTGATTTAGGGAACTTTTTATGTAGCCTCTCTAGAACAGCAATAGAATCCACGCAATCTCCTAAATTGCCATCTTCTACATATAGAATTCTTTTTTTATCACTTTTATAATCTATTATATCATCTATAGAAAGAGTTTTATTTTCTGGCTTCTCTTCTATTTTTTGATTAAAAGAAAAATCGTAATCAGTAAAAGGAAGATCATCTATAAACTTCTCAATTTTAGCGCAAATTTTATTACCATCAAAATTTTCTAAAGCCCATTGTCTTAGATTATATCCTTTTCGCTCTATTTCTTCTTTAGAAAGAGAAGTTATCTTCTCCATAAATTCGACTATTGAAGATGGCAAGACTTGAGCTTTATCAAACTGAGAGCCGTGTTCTCTATACAAAGTAAAGTCGAGAGGGAAGACTTCAGGATTTACTGTAAAATTAGTACCATAAGAATAATTAGTAGTAGCAACAGGCAAACCACAGAACAAAGCTTCTAAAACAGGCATCTCAAATCCTCCACTTGTAGCTGGATGAATATAAGCATCGCACATATTGTACAATTCGCACAAATCTTCTTCTTCCACTCCTACAGAAACATTTGAAGTATTAACTTTTTTCTCTGATTGACAATTTTGACAGTTCAATTCTTGACCAAAGAAAGGTTTAACAGATACATCCTTACAAGCAGAGCATACATAAGTAGTTAGAACATCCTCTCTTCTGACATTGAATCTCTCTAAGAATTCAGGAATACGCCATCCCTCTGACCAATTTGTATGTAAAAATAATTTACAATCAATTTCTGGATGAGCTTTCTTAAAAATAGAAAAAGCTTCGATAAGTGTACCTACAAGCTTTCTTAACTGATTTCTAAAAACAAAACCAAATACAAAAGTATTATCTGCTACTCCGAATTTTCTTCGAACAGCTTTCTTTTCTTCTTTTGATAGAATTTTAAAATTCTTATCCTCAATAAGAGCTGGCATATACTCAGAATCTACTCCCTGCTCTGCCAAAGCATCTTTCGCAAATTGAGCTTTAACCCAGAGGTTTCCAAATTTATCTTTTTGATCTTTAAAAACTCTTAGCAAAGGAAGAGAATCAATAGGAGTCCAAAAAACATGTGGGAACTTATTGATCCACGGTTTATCAAAATAAGGCATACCCCATATATCTTCTAACATTATTAAAGCATCTGGCTTTTCTGTTTCAAGAACTCGATTTATATTATATTCCCCATACTGAATAGCTTGCATTTTAGATGCATCACCTCGAAACTGATCTAGCTCTCTAGGATTGTCTGGTAGACACCCGTAACATTTCCAAGGCATTGACTTGCAAATATTATCACTCCAAGTAAAAGATCCTCCTGCGTACTCTACTAATTCATATTTACCTGTCTTAAAAAGATAAGACAATAAAAATTTCATATGTCTACCAAAACCTGTATTGGCTAAACATGAATTAGAGTGTAATACTACTTTTTTCTTTCTTTGCATTTGATTGTATTGTTTAAATATTTATAAAAAAAGGCCGCTCACTTAAAAAGTGAGAAGCCTTGAATATTTTACTTAACTAAACATTAAAAAGGGATTTCTTCTTCAGCTTCCCAACTTTCAGATTCATCAGAAGCAAAAGATTTAGTTTCTGTTTCTTCAGAGGCTTTAGTAGGATTTAATTTAATCCGTTCATTAAGGATTTTAATTTGATCTACGAAAAACAAATCAATCTTAGTAAAATCTCTAATAATTTTTCCCTTGAAAGAAATTTCTTCTGGAGAAGGAAGCTCTGAAGATTCAAACTTCCAAGTCACCTTCTCATCATTTTGAGTAACATAATACGAGTCATACCCAGCTTTGGACAAGTAGTATCGAATAGAGATATTTTCAAAAGATTCTAAATTAAAAAATGAATTAAGAAGGCTTCGAGTCGCAATATTCATTCGGAAAGGAACAAGATAAGCTTCATCTTTATCTTTAATTATAGCCTTGACTCTAAAGTACTTGTCTCCCTTATACTCCTCTTCTACAGCTTCAATCTTAAATATAGAGCCAGATATAGAATTTATAGAGTTATCTGTGGATGGAACCCATTTATTTGTAACTGCATCTTTAGATGAGACTTCAAAGAAAGGTTTAACACTTTCGCCATTTATTTTAGAAACTGGCTTAAGAATTAAAAGCGTTCCAGTTTTTTCGTTTTTATTGCCTAACATTCGAGTATTTTTTTATTTGTTTGGTTTGTTTTTGGAAAGAGACTTTCGTCTCAAAATTTTTGTATATTAATATTACATTCTAAAATGAAAAATGTTTCTTAAGCTTTAAAAATATGTTCCATTCCATTTTCAAGAATGAAATCAAAAAGCTCTAGTACTTCTTCTGAAAAGTTATTTTGATTTTCATCATCTATAGAAGAAATATATTTATCATATATTAAGTACATCAAGGAGGCTACCCATAAAGCATCAAAATTATGACTTTTTTCGTCTTTTATAAAAGGTAACCATGTTTCATTTTTTTTAGAAAGAATTTGACCTATGGAAAGTAAAACTTCTAAAGAATTTTTATCTACACTCATAGGTATATTTATTCCTTAATTACCGTCAGATTCTGGCTGATCAGTAGCGATATCTTCTTCGTCAAGAGTTTCTTCTCCTTTCAAAGACTCAATAAATTTTTGCACAACATCTATAGCAAAACTTTCACGTTCATCTTCAGGAACCATAGAACAATAAGAATTTAAAATTAAATGTATTAGTGCAACTACAATTTCCGAATTAAACGAATGAGGGTCTACATAGTCAAAAAAAGCAGATGAAGCGTCTTCTCCAGAAGCCTTGAATAATACTCTAAATAGAGTTTTAGTATCAGTGGTAATGGTCGGCTCCGATGTTTCAGTGTTCAACTCTTCGTTGATAATTTCAGCGTCTAAGATTTCTTCATTCATATTATTATTCATTTTCTTCTATATTTTTTAATTCCGAGAGTTTCGTGTAAGCTTTATGGTTTTGGATTTCCATATGATTTATCCAAAGTATATCTTCCCCTTTCTCTCCTGTTATATACAATATATCTTCCTCTTTTGGTGCTTCAGCTTGTTTTAAATATTTCGCTAATTTATCACCTAGTAACATAGCATAGTTTGAACCAGTCTCATCAAAAATTTTCATTTTTAGATAAATATTACCACTTTTACTTTTACCTTGAAGAATATCTTTTACAATACAAGTAAGCTCAAAAGAACCTTTAAGGCGAACGTATTTATCAATTTCATCTAAATTCCTAATCATAGGATTCAAGTCTCCAAAAACCATTTTCATGGTAGTCGAATAAGAGAATCCGAGAAGCATTCTTTCATAAAAGAATGAAGCTAATAATTCATTTCGACTATTAAGATTATATATTTTAAAATATCCTATAGAATTTTTTCTGATAGTACTTAAACGAGAATCTTTTGTAAACTTTTTGCCATTAGAATCTATCCAATTCAGATAATCTTTAAGCATAATAACAAGATCAGAATTATATTTATGCTCATTATTTATACAAAAGATTTTCTCTTTAGGAGTTAAGAGATTCCACAGTTGAGCTTCTAAAACTTTTTTAGATCTATCTTTAATAGAATGTCCTAGAGCACCGCTTTGAATGAGAGAAGAAAGAATCCCAATACCTAACCTTGCATCCTTTGCAGAATTATAAAGTTTAAAATCAGAATCTATATCAGAAGATATGAAACTTTTAAGCTTTTCTATACTCTTGTCTGAGATACCTTTAATCTCTCCCAATCCGAATCTGATATTTTTACCCTCAATAGAAAAAGCTAATCCACTTTTAGCAACATTCGGAGGTAGAAGTTCAATTCCGAAATGAGGAAGTTCATGCTGAATAAGCTGAAACTGTTCTAGGAAATCGCCTCTAGTAGCAGCTATCTTTAGACAGGCCAGAAAAAACTGTTGAGGATATTTATGTTTTAGATAAACCGTTGAGGCTGCGATAGTTGCATAAGAAAAGCTGTGGCTTTTGTTGAACGAATAATTTGCAGAATCTTCAAGAATCTTCCACAACAACTCTGGAATCTCTTTATTTAAACCATTCTTCTCGCAGGTTTCAAAGATGACATCTTTCCACTTGGCCATGTCTTTTATCTTCTTCTTACCAATGCATTTTCTGATGACCTCCCCGTCAGCTTTTGTTAAGCCAATCTTCTCACACATCTGCATCGTACTTTCTTGATACAAAGCTAAAGAGGCAGTGGACTTCAATAATTCGTCGAAAAATGGATGAATAGATTCATTTTTCCCTTCATTGACGAATTGAGCATATCTGTCCACAAACTGCAATGCTCCGGGTCTAGCGAGTGCTGTAACAGCAGCTAGATGATCCATATTCTTTGGCTTTACCTTATTTACTACTCCTAAGTTACAATCTCCACTAATTTGGAAAAGACCATAAGGATACTTCACATCTTGAAGATTCTTAAAAACATTATCATAATTTATTTCAAAATCTTTTGGATCTAAATCTAAATTAGAACAAACTTCATTGATAATACCAACAGCTTTCAATCCCAACAAATCAAGTTTGATATTATCAAGCTGAGCATAATCCATATCATAAGTCGTAACCATTTCTCCTTCGCCCATTTCGCATGGGATAGAATCAATCAACTTATTATAAGACACTATATAAGCACTCGCATGAGAGCCTTTAGAACAATTTAGTTCTGCAAGTTTCAGAGCTATCTTATAAGCCTTTGGATTATCTTTGACAAATTGAGCAAAAGAAGGAACCTCTTCTACAGCTTTCTTCAAGGAATGAACCTTCCCAAATAGAGAAGGGATCTGTGCAGAAATCTCAAGACTTTGCTGTTCAGAATATCCCAAAACAATTTTACAAACTTCCTTAATACATTTTCTACTTTGTAATGTGCTATGAGTAGATATTTTGCAAAAGTATCCATTATATTTTTCTTTTAGAATTTCAATTAATTTTTCACGTTTCGAATCTTCGATATCTAGATCAATGTCGGCAGCATCAGAATAATATTTAACGCCATCAACAATATTTGGAGTTGTTCTAGATGGAGAAAGAAACCTTTCGAAGAAAAGCCCGTTCTCTACAGGGTCTACATCTGTCACCTCTAGACAGTAGAGAACTAAGCTTGATGCGGCGCTGCCTCTTCCCGGCCCTACAGCGATCTTATTCTTCTTGGCTATATTGACTACATCCCATACCATTAATAAATAATCTACAAAATCTGTGGGTGAAATTACCCCCATCTCATAAGACAATCTATCTCTATAGGATTTTTCCTTTTTAGGATCAATGTCATTTTTTAATCTTTTCTCAAATCCTCTTTCGACTAACAAATTAAAAAGCTCTAGACTTGTTAGGTCTGATCCATTTAAATTAAAAGGAAGATCTAGGGCAGAATAATCCTCCTTACTTAAACAGAATTTAGGCAATCTAATACCGTGGATATTAAGATCTATATTTTCGAATTGATCTAAAAAGAATAACATAAATTAAGATTCCTGAAAATTGTAAGCAAGTTTTTTAAATATCTGAGCAGTCAAATAACAATCATAGTCACCTTGGTGAGTTCTAGATGCATCTATTTCGATTCCCCATTCATTACACAAATAAGTGACATTACTTTTCAATCCTCTTTTAATAAAATTAGCCCAACGAGTTTGCCATGCATCAAAATTATCATAATCAGGCTTTGCCCCTGAAAGATAAGCTTTAGCTAAAGCATTCGTATCGACAACTCTTTTTACCCATTCGAAATCAATAGGCTTGCCAATTTCCCTAAACCAGTTTCGAATTTGATAAGCGTCGAAATTTAGTCCATTATGAAAACCTAGCAAGTCTTCTCCAAAAAACCAAGGGGATATTTCTTCATAAACCTTCTTCGGACATAGAGCTTTCTTTTCATACTCTTTAAAATTAAAACCTGTAATTTCAGCTGCCCTAGGATTAACATTCAAATCTTCCCACCACAGATATCTAGATTGACTATCTAGAATCTTTCCATTCTCCATGATAACCCAAGCAAACTCCCATGGCCGAGAAGTGTTAAGATTAAGTCCTTCTGTTTCTGTATCAGCAAAATAAATGCGCTGATTGATATCTAGTTTATTCATATTTGGTTTAAAAAATCTATTTTCTTTTCAAGTTTTTTGATAATAGCTTTAGCTTCTTTTCTTTCTATTAGAAGAGGATCACAGAATGAAATTTCCCCATCCTCAGTTATACAATCGTAAATAGGCGTTCCATCTTGATAAACGATTTCAACGACTTTTCCAACTCTACAGCTATCTCCAAAAAAGATTTTGGTTTTAACAAAGTCACCTTCTTTTATTGTTTGCATATTTATTTTTTATTTTCTAGAAATGATTCCCAACAAAACTCCCTAGAAGACATATGATCAAATCCGGGATTGTCAAGTGTTCTTCCTGATCCAAATTGTTTTCTATTCAAGCACTTCAAAGTAAGAAAGGCTTCGTAATCACTTCTATTTTTATAATAAATACTTTTAACCTCTTCTGTCTTAAAGTTATTCATCTTAGCAAAAAGAAGAGCAGCTTCTCTAATTAGATAATCAAAAGGTAGATTATTATCCTCAAGAAAAACTGTAGGGTTAATCTTTTTTAATTCAGGAATACAAAGAGATCCTTGTAATAGATTTTTATGGAGGAAAGAATCATAAAAAGGAATAGCTAATGCTAAATCTTCGCTCCAAAGAGAATGCAAGTCAGAATAAGAAAGTCTTGCCTCCTTGTTGAAATTATTATAAGCCGCCATAGTAGAAAGCTTAATCAAAGCCTTATAACCATTAAAATTCTTTGGAAAAATAATATTTTTGTGAGAAGATAAAGAGGTTTCTTCCGAAGAGCTGTTAATGAAGGAAACTCTTAAGCCAAAAATAAGTTTAATTTTTGAATCTTTACAGGCTTGTAACGCAGCTACGAATCCAGCCATTGTATCCTCTACAAGACATAATTCTTTTAGATTATTCTCAACAGCAATATTTATAATACTATCTGATAGATCAGTATCTTTATTCTTCTCGTAAGGATCGAGAGTTAATATACTACGTAAAATAGAGTAGTGACTCTTAAAAAGAGGAATCATTTGTAAGTAATTTAAATAAAAAGCTTAATTAAATTTAGGACAGCCGGAGTGCTTTCTCTGAACTATAGTATAGCCCAAAGCTACATAACTATCAAGTTCTTTTTTAAAATAAGCAGATTTAGAAGGTAAGCCTTCTTTAACAGCTTCAAAATACAAGAAGGGAGCTTTATATTCACAAACCCAAACAGGTGATCCGTCTTCCTTATAAGTAAAAGGTTCTTTACCACAAAGCCATTTGCGTTTAAAATCTCCAGCAGCTGTATTAGCTAAAGCTTTCTCTAATCCAAAATCTTGCAAATATCCTGATATATATTCAAGGTAATGCTCGAAAGCTTCTATCTGACTCAAAGAAAACTCCATCTTAATATATGGATTCTTTCGGAATTTAAGGAAAAGAAATTCTACAGTTATTTTTTTTCCGGGATAAAGTTTAGAAGCCACTAATGCATAAATTAATGCTTGGATATTAAAATCCATATCTTCTGAACCTTTTGAAAATTTAGATTTAGAAGATTTAAAATCTAAAATTCTAATATGATCTTCATAAATAAATAATCTATCTATAAAACCATAAATCCAATATTTACCATTATTTATATTGAATTCATATTCTGTCTCGTATTTCTCACAGCCTTTTCCGTGGAAATCATTTTCTAAACCGGTTACCAAAAACCCGTTTATTTTTTCATAATTTTCAGAAGAATCTACCTCTTCTTTTTTAAGCCACTTAGAAGCAAGTCTATGAAGACATGGCAACGATAATGGCCTTCCGCAAGTAAGAGCTTGACTCACCTTTTCTTTCCTTTTCGGATGAGCCAAACATTCTAAAATAATGTGAGTTATTCCTCCCAGTTTTGAACCAGTGTTCCCCTTTGAAGGTAAGCCACAGTTATATTTTAAATATGCAAGATAAGAACAACTACTATAAGATTTTATTTTGCTTGCGGAAAGCCTAGGAAGTGACATTTTAATTTTCGATTAGATTCCAGAGAGTGTCATCAAACAATGATGATTTTACTAGAGTCTTTATATCAGAGTCTTTGGGTTTGTCTCCTGAATATTTCACTTTTCCGCCTCTTTTTTTGTATTCCTTCAAAACAAATAGATTTTTTACATAAGAATTTTTTTCTCCAAATTTTCTATCTGCGACTTCCTTTACTTGGGAATACTTTTCCTTGTCCAAATACTCAACTTCAGCGAATGAGAACTCAATAGGTTCTTCTTTGGCATTTTCAAGATCTCTATCTAGAGCGATTATTTCTTCTTGAGATGGAAGATTATCAAAATCAAAATGATCTTCTTCCGATCCTACAATTTGACTAACTGGCTTATCTGACCACATTTTACATGACCAATAATTAGCTTTGTATTTAGGTCCGGGATTATCACAATTATGTCTGGCTCTATAATTGCTTCTACGCTCAGGATCATCTCTTTTGATTGACATATTCGGATCACCGAATTTTACAATGACAACACTACCTTTGTCATTTTTTACGTACACACCAAATTTTTTAGCACTTCCACCCGGAAGTCTGAATGGTTTATTTAAGGTTTTATTTTCGTTTTTCATATTTAATGCTAATTATACTGTATACACCAAAAGGATGAACTAAAAAACTTGTAGATTTTTTTATAATGATTTGTACCATTCAATAATCTCTTGTTTTTCCATATCTCCAAAATCTTTTTTATAAGGAAGTTTTACAAAAATAGAATCACTGCTAAAGAATTTAGATAGTTTATATTTGATTCCCAATGCAGCTTCCATTCCTCTATTAGTTTCAGAATCTATATCATTGTTAGTCGCAATAATAATTTTATCTACATTGCTTTTTATCAGAGTAAGTATTACAGGCTTTGAAACACTTAATCCGAAAAGAACTAAAAAGTTTTTTATACCAGCCTCATAAAGAGAAAGAGCATCTCCAATACTTTCCACTAAAATTACACATCTTGAAGATTCGATATCAGAGTGTGTGAGTTTATAAGGGTAAACAAAATTAGCCTTTCTACCTAATATTTTCCATTTAGGCCTTTGAGAGTTAGTATATAAATCTCTCCCAGCAAGACCTATGATTTTTTCTCCTTGATAGATAGGGAAAACGAATCTGTTGTTAAGTTTCCCATAAGTTTTTACTCCTCCACCAAAATCTTTTACAGTTTGTTCTGAAATGCCTCTATTTTTATAAAATGTATACCAAGGCATTAAATCTTTTACGAAATCAGAATCAAAGAATTTATCTTGAACTATTTTAGTTTCCTCTTCTTCTTCCTGAGCATTAGCCGAACTATCGAAATACTCATCCCTTAAGAAGTTTTTAGCATCCTTTTCATTTATGTTCAAGGTTATCATGGCCAACTTTACAAGAGGACCCGATTGACCAGTAACGAAATCTGTAAACCATCCACTTTTAGTGTTCACACTTAAAGATGAACTAGCACTATTTCTATAAATAGCTTTCATTCTTAGATAATCAGATCCAGACTTCTCTGGCATATATCCCATTTTCTTGAGTAAATCTACGATCATATGAAATCTCCTTTAGTGTATTTTTTATTATTTGCAACTTCTATTTGCCCTAATCTTTTATTGAATACATCTTCTGCACTACCGCATTCACTAACCTTAAAGTTTTCGACTTTAAAATTAATATAATTTTCTACAAAAACATCTCCGTCTTGAGTAGATCTCTTTACATAGTTGTCTGCCCCCATAGCCTCTTCGCCTTGAACACGGGCTCGAACTTCGATAAGTTTATGAGTTCCGAATTCTTTGCCTCCTTCTCCAATCTCCTCTGGGCTTTTCTTCTCTAGTCTATACATGTTGGAACAATGCCATTCGATCTGAGAAGACATTGCTGTGCCTCCGCTACGATTAGTCTGAACGGCTGTCAATCCTGCGGTTCTAGGTAATAAAGACACGAGCTTTTTTAGTTTATCAGTCTTTTGACCAAGAAGCTCATATCCCTCGAATGCATTAGTAATATTTTCTTGAGTAGATTTCAGATAATCATAAATAAGTAATACATTCTCCCCATTTTTGACATTTTGAACATACCATCTTTTAGCAATTGATATTACTTCATCAATAGATTTGTTAGCAACATATTTATGGTGAACTCTCCCCTTGTATTTCTCTAGAGAATTTAAAGCTGCATATACTTTATTTTTATCAATTGGATTATTTAAGAATTTGCCAGTTTTAATTTTGTATTCATTGACACCCGAAATAGCAGAAAGATTTCTAGCAATAATACGATCTGTTTCAAGTTCTGTATCCAAAACCAATGCTAAACAATTATTCTCTTCTAGACCAGCTACTTCATAAGCTAGAAAGTTTACGAAAGTACTCTTGCCAACCTTTGGCCCAGCGGCAATAACAAACAAGTCACCGAAGCTAGGACCTCCATACATTTTTGTAAAAATTGGAAATGGGGTTTTGAGACATACTGGCCTTGGATTATTAGCCCAGTCTAGAACGGTCTCCTGCATCGTAGAAAAAACATCAATAGGCTTTTCCTCATCAGCTACGTTTTCTGTGCCTGCACTCTTTAATGTGTTCTCAATAACATTGGCAAGCTCTGGCAAAGATTTATCAATATTACTCCTGATTTCATTCTTACCTTCTTCTAAAGATTTATCTGCTTTTCTAGCAAAATCATATTTAATTACGTTACTAATAAAGCTAGGAAGAGACTGCTCTCTGATTTGCATCTGAGACAAACAATCAAGATAATCTATAATGTTTAAATCTTCAAATAGCTTTAGACCAATAGACGTTAGCTTTTCAGAGACAAGCAATTTATCAACAGTAGCATTCTGATTGTAAACAGCCAAGATAGCTGAAAAAATGGCTGAGTGAACTTTGTTATCAAAATGAGTGGCTTTTAAAATAGAACCGTAATCGGCTACATTGTCTGGCCACTTTATAAAGCCAGCTAGACATGCACGTTCTTGTTCTTGAGGAGTTGAAATTCTGCTATGATTCATTTAAATAGAAAATCTTTTAGAGATTTAGGTTTTTTCACTGATAGTTCTAAGTCTAACTGTACATCTTGAACAAACATATCTTCCGATTTTTCTTGTTTTTGTTCTTGTTTTATTTCTATACTAGGTAAATACGCTCTAATATATTTTCGACCTTCTTCACATAGATAGAAAAGAAGAGTAGAAGCTTTTTTGTTTGGAACTACAGAGAGAAGAGTTTTTAAATCAAACAAAGCTAAAAGCTTATTTGCCGCCAGCATTTCCTTAGGCCAAAAAATATTATCTCTTTTTCCAAGGAAATGGAAGATAAGCATTCTTGCCTCTTTAGGATTAGAAATTTTCTTTTCCTTTGGTTTAAGTTTTAAAATCAAACCAAATTTTCCATGCAAATATTCTCTGATTTCCATGACCCCTTTTGACCCCATGCCCTCTAGAGACTTAATATCTTCTAAAAATTTACCATTGAAATCAACTTCAGAAAGGAAACCGTTTTGCAATAATACATTTTTTGTCCTATTAGAAATAGGGAATTCAGAAACAAGCATAATTATTTAATAATATGAGAACCAAAAACACTCTCTATCCATTTTTCTTTTAAGGGCATATTCTTTTCATAGATTTCGATTACTTCAAATCCATTCTTTTCAAGAAGATGCTCTTTCAGAACATCTCTATAAACCTGTTTCTCAAAATCTTCAACTGAATTTTGAAAATAAGGAGTATATTCTACATGAAATAATCCGTTTACTTCTACAGCTATTTTTCTTGAGAAATTCATCAGATCAACTCTCAAGCGAGTCTGAGGCAACAGGACCTCCTCTCCAACCACATCATCCTTCCAATATTTTTTAAAGAATTGTTTTACATTAAACTGGAAAAAACTAAGACTATCGCCATTCCATTTTATTGCATATTTTTTCTCAGATAATGGTCGGATATTATCCTTTGCCGTTATCCATTTCATTTAAAAATTATAGAGATAATTTTTGGATTTCCGCAATTATAAGACTACAAGCCTGTACTAGATTGTCTTGAACAGATTCACTAGGAGAAAAATTTTTAAATGGCCAAAGTTCTTTAGCTTCTTTAAAATTATTATCGCCAGAAGTTTGACCATGAGCAAAACCAACAAGAGTTAAAGCAGCCAATAGAAGCTGACCATTTTTATATTGTAGATCATGATCTACAGTATAGCCTTTTTCGATCTGCTTTTCTCTTTGAGCCTTAATTGAATCTAGTATTTCTTGAATGTCTTTCATATTTTATAAAGATATATTGTATTGCTTTAGAAAAAAATCAAATGATAAATTATCAATGTTCTCATTAAAAAGTTCTACTAATGTAATATTATTTCTAATGCACCATTCTCTTTTGATATCGTCACTTTTAACTTTGTTTAAGAAATTTTGTCGATTCTTATGCAACCATGGATTAAAATTTACATGGTATTCGTCGGGACTAACTTCTATAGCTATTTTTTTAGAGAAATTGAAAAGATCAATTCTGAATTTGCTGCCCGGAATAACAAACTCTTCTTTGACTACATCATTTTTCCAGAATGGGTAAAGGAAATTTTTTACTTTAAACTGGGGAATAGAAATTTTCTTATCCCAATCTATACAAGATTTAGCAACAACATTTACTTTTGTATTGCCTCTTAATTTCGTTAATTCCATTAAGCTATAATCTCATTAACCTTTCTAAGAAGCCATTCGAAAACATTTCGATTGCTTTCTATATAATCATAAAGAGAAGACATTCCTTGATGCTGTATTTGTATTTCTACCCCATCATCTTTAGCCATTGAAACAATACTTTCAGAAAAAGAATACCAAGCTCCTTTTTTGGTAACGAGTTCAAAGGATATAATCATATCCACTACTTCTTTCTCAACCCAAATAGCACAACCACTTCTTCCCTTTTTAATAGGGATTTTTACTTTAGATCCGGTTACATCTGTAGATGACTTTTTGATTTCAATAGTAGCATAAACTCCAAGAACTTTATTCTTTACAGGATCTGGTTTCTCATTAGGTTTTTCAAGAATGTAATCTCCACCATAACGAGGCTGATAGGAAAGGGTAATATCACTTTGGTGATTGATTGCTGATCCTCCTGCCCCATCACTTTGCCTTGGAGGAGTCTTACTATAAGGATCGAGTTTGATCTCAGCTGTGTACTGACTTGTAATCAAAAACAAAGCATCAAAGTGAACTACCTTCAAAGCCAATCTTTTAAATAAAATTTTTGTAAGAAGAGGAACCCCAGCTACTTTAACATTCTCATCTCCATTCCATAGATTCTTCTCTTTATCTGATTTAAGGATCACACCATCTAGAGAGTCAAGAATAATACATAGTTTCTCTCCTGCCTCATGCATTTTAGGTAGAATGCTTTCAATTAAAGATGCTATAGTTTCAAAAACATTACAACTAAAAACAAAAACAGTACCGTATTCCCAATTACTTGGATCAGTAACAAATTTCATTCCTGTTCTTTTCTGCATTTCAGGGGTTAAGCGAGCTTCAGCTTTAATAAAAATGGTTTTAGATTTTTCAATCTTATCCATATAATTTTGAGAGAAAACAAAACATTGTGAAGTTTTACCTAACTCACTCCCCTTACCACAAACTCTGACAAAGGAGCCAGAGCGCACCTTAATTAAGGTATCTAGGCCTAAAGATCCAGAAGAAATCGTTACCTCCTCAGGTTGAAGGTAATTAAAATGATTTTCCTCATTGTTCTTCAAAAATGAATTAAGCATATCTTTTGAATCTGCTTCATTTGAGGAGTCTTCTTTCTTTTTAGATGCCATATTATTATAATTTTTCTATTCTACTTGCTCTAATCCCTGAGTTTTCGAAGAATACAACTCGCAAGAGTTACAAACTTCATCTGTTAGACCGTGGATTCCACGTTCTAAACAATAATAACCAACAGATCTTTTGGATGAGCAGCATGAAGGGCCATACTCTGCAACTGTATCTGATCTGAATTTACATGTTTCCATTTTATTTTCCATAGATAAAAGAATACACTTTAAAAAATAATCCCGCGCCTAATTAAAGGCGCGGGAGAAACATCAATCTACTAAACAATAGATGTTTTTGCAACTTTCAGAACTTCTCCATTATTAACATTTATGAATGTAACATAATTATTAGAGATGCTCAAGATCTTTGCGCAGAACTTTTGTTGCCCTTTCTTTGATCGAGTATGAAGAGTTATAAATCGACCTCGATGATTTGCGTAAGGATGGTCCGCAGGAGTTTGAGCTTCGATCTTTACTTTTTCAGTTTTTATTTTATTTTGCTTATTCATATAGAGATATTGTGTCAAACAAACATATTTTTGTATGCTTTATAATTAAAGCTTTTAGTCTATCTGACTGCTCTTTTGTTAAGAGCTCTTCTTTAGTGTAATCTATTATAGATTGCAATGCAATTTCATTTGCGATTGCTTTCACATCTGACTCTAGCACATTCATATTATTTGTCAATTAAAATTTTTAAAGATTGAAAGATTTTAGAGAAAATTCAAAGGGATTACCTTCGATACTCTTTACTAAGTTTAACATTTTAAGAGCTATGATTCGAGTTTCTTCTTGAGTGTCAGGCTTTAGTCTTAAATTCCAAAAATTAAGAAAAGAAAGTAACGATCCTGTCCAGATAAATTGAGTTTCTAGACACAAAGGTAAAATTGCTCTAGCTTGTTCCTTAGCAACTCCGGCCTCACAAAGTTCCTTATAAAGTAAAGAGGATTGCTTGACAAAGTTAGAAATTTTTTCTAATAATTCTGGGTTATCAATTTCACCTTCACTGCCCTGTTTAGATGACTTAGACTGTTTTCTCAGTTTCTCTATTGTAAAATAATTATCACTGAAATCAACATATCTACCACTTATACTATTTGCAGACATTCCAACCTGATGTTTGAAAAGCTGTCTCTCTACAAAAATAGGACACTCTATTCTAAATTGTAATTGAGGATGTCTGAAAGGAGCGACATGTTTATGTTCAACAAGAAAATTTATTAGTTTTCCATCTTTTTCATCAAAGACATTTTTATATTTTCCATAGCTAACTCTAGCAGCATTGGCGATCATTAGGTCGTTTCCAAAATAATTTAATAATTCAGCTTTCATTTTGTAAATTTATTTTTTTTCTGTTTTCTATATGAGATAAGATTATATCTTCTTTTGATTTTCCAAAATATTCGACTCCATGGAAGTTTTTAATTATTTCTACATTAAGACATTTGTTTGCAGAGGTATCAAAAACATAAGCTAATATCCTACCAAATTTTTCTTTACCTTCTAATGACACATTATGTATATGAGTCTTAATCACAACTTCATTTTTATTATTTTTAAAAAATGTTTCTGCAAATTTTTTACTTAACTCTCCGAACTTCTTTTCTTCGGAATCTTTAGTTTTTATCTCAGGGGTATCTACCCCCATTAATCTTATAAATTTCTCCTTTAAGGAAAAACCGAATCCAAGATCAATGTCAGCTAAAAAAGTATCTCCATCATAGACTCTTAAGACTTTAGCTTTATATTCGTAAGGCATTTAATTATTTTTTTTTATTTGACTTTCTAAAATAGGAGAAAGATTAGCAGGACTGTAATTTGGACCCTTTTGCCATTTACCATCCTCTCTACGAAATCCATTTGTAATTTTGGAATCATTAGATCTGCACACTTCATTCTCAAATGGCTCAATGTCAAGTCCATAAGAACATGCCGCTCCTATAGAAACATAGTTAATATCGGCTAGAGCATCAGCCACTTCTATTAAATTGACTTCTCCTTCTATATCGTAATTAAAATCATCAATACTTATAGATTCTTCTTTATCTGACAAAGAAACTTTAACACCGCTTGCTTCAGCTAGTTCCAAAACTTCTTCTAAAAGAAGACTTATCCTTAGAACTCTAGTTAAATTGTCAGGTATAGAAGGAGAATCTGGGCAGTTTTGCCCAATAGCTTTCATAAAATTTAATACGCTTTTTTGGAAATTCGTCATAACAACGAAAATACTATAACATATTTTAAAAAAGTCAAGCTTTTTCTACTGATAGCTTTTCGATGTCAGACTTTAACATTTTATTCACAAGCTGATCAAAGTTACATTTTGGAAACCAACCCAAATCTTTTCTAGCTAATGAGCTGTCTCCTAATAAAGTTTCTACTTCAGCTGGTCTATAAAACTTTTTATTGATAATTACTAAAGTTTTTTTAATGCCATTTATACAAGCTACTAATTTTTCATCTTCAGGATTATTTGTTTCATTTTCCCATGAGCAATCTAATTTAATATAATTGAAAGATTTTTCTACAAACTCTCTAATAGAATGTGTTTCATTAGAAGAGAAAACATATTCATTGGGAATACCTGAATAATCTTTATTATAAATATCTTGATTTAACATTCTCCATACCCCATCCATGAAATCTTCAGCATCGCTCCAGTCTCTTTTGGCATCTATATTTCCTAATTCTAAAGGAGAAAAGTCTAAAGAGTTATCTATACAATATTTTATAGAAGAAACTTTTTTAGATATTTTTCTAGTGACAAATTCTTCACCTCTTCTCGTTCCTTCATGATTAAATAGCCAGCCTTGAATAGCATAAAGATTATAAGATTCTCTATAAACTTTTACAAGCTGTCTAGAAGCTGCCTTACTTGCTCCGTAAGGACTTCTAGGGCGTAAGGGATGAACCTCATCTTGAGGAAAATATAAAACATTACCGAATTCTTCAGAAGATCCAGCTTGATATAAACGACAAGTAGGTTTATATAATCTGATAGCTTCCAATATATCAAGAACAGCTGTAGAATTAGTCTGCCATGTTTGCCTAGCAAAATCCCAACTACTAGCAACAAAACTTTGAGCAGCAAAATTGATAAAATAATCAGGAAGTAGTTTTTCTACAATCCTAGAAATAGCATGAGGATCAGTCAAATCAAAATTAATGAGATGAAATCTATCTGATTTTACATGTTTAATATTTTCATGATTATAAACACTTAATCTTCTCACTCCTCCAAAAATTAAAAAATCTGTATTGTCAAGTAAATAGTCAACCATATGACTTCCATCTTGACCAGTAACGCCTGTTATTATTACACAGGGCTTACCATTGCGTATATTAACAGCTTCATCTATATTTAATATATTAGATGTGTCTATCTTTTTGCCATAATAAGTTTCTTGTAAATTCTCACTCATTTTAATAAATTTTAAGATTCGCAACTAGTACAGGTCATTAGATTCCTAGACAATTCCTGAGCAGGATTAGCTGATCTTTGGTAATACAATGTTTTAATTCCCATCTTCCAAGCTTCGATTAGTAAGTCACTTACTTCTTTCGGCTTTATATCTGGAGGAATCATAATATTCAAGCTCTGACTTTGATCAATAAATTTTTGTCTTTGAGCAGCTTGAATAATAATTTCTTTTTGACTGATTTCTCCAAAAGTTTTGAATACATCTTTTTCATCAGAAGAAAGAAAATCTAAATGTTGAACTGATCCACCTCTAATCAAAATGGATTTCCAAACTTCATCTGTATCATTCTTATACTTCTTTAGAACTTCTTTGAGGAATGGATTCTTGAAAGTGAAAGATCCCTTAGCGAGTTTCTTTACAAAGTAATTACTATTTAAAGGTTCTATACTCGGAGATACTTGCCCCAAAATGAATGATGAAGAAGTGGTAGGAGCAACAGCAATTGTTGTTACGTTTCTTCTCCCATAACCCTTGAGGAGTTCTGGCTCTCCGAATAAATCTGCGAGCTTTTTAGAAGCTTCATCTGCTCTCTTTCTGATAGTATCCCATATATGAGAATTAAGCATCTTAGCCTCTAAAGATTCAAAAGCAATCATTTGTGATTGTAGAAAAGAGTGCCATCCCAAAACTCCCATTCCTAAAGCTCTTTGATTTTTCGCAAATTCATGAGGAGCTTCCATAAATTTCATTCCTTGAGTTTTCTCAACAAACTCTTGATTTACAGTATCAAGGAAATAGATTAATGTCTCAATAGCATCAGTATTTCTAATCTCATCCCAATAAAGAAGATTCAAAGAAGATAAAACGCAAACAAAACTTTCATTACTGTTCGATTGAAGAGTTATTTCTGAACAAAGATTGCTTGAATTTATTTTGTATCCTTTATCTTTGTAAACTTGAGGAGCATTATTATTTACAGTATCAGTAAAGAAAATATATGGATACCCTGTTTCGAATCTTTTCTTTATAATCTTACCCCATATTCCTCTCTTATCTTTGTCCCCCTCTATCATCTTATTCATCCAGTCGTCTGTTATTGTTACACCAATGCTCATATTCTGAATAGCATGACCTTCAGAACGAATCATAAGGAACTCTTCAATATCTGGATGTTCGACGGGAAGATAGGCTGCAAAGCTACCTCTACGAGCCGATCCCTGACTAACTACATCTGAAACTTTATCAAAAAGCTCCATAAAATGTGCAGCTCCACTGGATTCTCCCCCAGAACTTATTTTAGAACCTCTTTTGCGAAGGTCTCCAAAATAACCTGAAGTACCTCCTCCCATTTTAGACATGATACCTACTTCGCCGACCTTCCAAAGAATATCGGTCATTGTATCATCCATATGGGAATTGAAACAAGAAACAGGAAGACCTCTCTTATTCCCATAGTTAATCCACACTGGTGTACTTAAACTATAATATCCAAGAGAAGTGTACTTTTCAAACTTATCAGCAAACCCTTCAATGCCTAGAATATTCTCTGCATTTTTAGCTATTTCTTTTACCCTCTCCTCTGGAGATACACCTTCTTCTAAATAGCCTCTCTCTAAAAAGAGACGGCTGTGGCTATTTAGCCATTTATAAGCTTTTTCCATAATCTAAAACAGTATATGTACTACAATTAAAAAGTCAAGGTGTATCTGTATTAAAACAAATCTTCTTCTCCAAAACTTTTATTTGATCTTGCGTACTCAGTCGGACGAGAATGAAAAAAATCAGTCATATTATTTCCATGCAGCTGCTCATCAAACCAATCTGTTTTAGAAATTAAATCTTGATCAACCTCGAATATCTTTTTATATCCGATACTAACCAATGATTCATTCATTCGATTTTTAATAAAATTCTTCAAAAGAGGAGAATTTAATTTTTCCGATTCGAGTCCATTTAAAATCCAGTCAATAATTTCACATTCATATTTAACAGCTTGCTCAGATTCGTAAATTACTTTTGCTTCAAGCTCTTCGTCAAAAAACTCTGGATATTCAGAACGAATAGTATTGATTATTTTAATTCCAACTATAGCATGGAGATTTTCTTCTCTAGAAGTATACTCTACTTGCTTGTTCGTATCCTTAAGGAGATTCTTGTAACGACCAAACCAATTGATAATGTAAAATTGAGAAAACAATGCAATATTTTCAACAAATAAAGTGAAAAGAATTATAGAATATACGAACTGTTTTTTATTATCAGAATGAAACTTATGAAGATGTTTCCGAAGATAATTAACTCTACCTTTTACAATATCCAATTTTAAAGCATCATCAAAAGCAGTTTCCAACCCTAGAACTTCTAAGAGTCTTTCATATGCGTCCCCGTGTATAACCTCTGTATTCGCCATAACGAAGCCTAGATCGCTCATGGAAGGGTGAGGTAGGTTATCACCCAACTTAGACCAAAACTTTTTTACAGAAATTTCTAGCTGGCCAATCGTAGTTAAAGCTTTTACAATTATTTCTTTTTCCTTCTCAGAAAGCTTAACTTTAAAATCTTGTAAGTCACTTTGGAAATTGAATTCTTTATTAGTCCAAAATCCATCATGCATTGCCGAAATAAATTCTTGGCTCCAAGGATAGTGATCTGGCTTCCTTGAGATTTGTTCTTCGAAAATCATAATTAATTCTTTTTTATTTCTGAGGGATGAGCGACATTATACTTCTTTTTGTACTTTGCAACTTCTTTTTCAAGAATAGGGTCTTTACCTAGTTTATCTTTCCTCATATGGGAAAGTTCTTGAGCTCTATCCTGCAAATCTCCAATAGTTCCTTTTTTATTTGTTTTATTTAAAAAGTCCCTAGAGGAAAAAGGATCAATTTTAGTATCTATACTCGTGTGAGGAATAGTCCAAACTCTATTCCATTGAACACCATTCTGTGCATATACGTGTTCATCATTCATACCTTGAACGACTTCGATTCTCTCTTCGGAATCTGGATTTTCATAAATATATATCATAGGAATTGTATTTACACTTTTCTAAATATTTACAGAAATTTCTGGAGTTAATTTTAAAGAAAAAATTGGCAATCCTATATGGCTAGTAATACCTAAATCCAAAGCTTCTTTAGCATTTAAATACCAATCTAAATCTTTTCTTTTATTTAATTCTTTTTTAAGCCATTCTTTATTTTTAGGGCCTTTTAAATGAGAAGAGATTACTTTAAGTATTTCTTCCTCCTCTTTCATTAAAGCATTAAAAAATTCTTTTTGCTCACTAGCTCTTCCATCTGGGATAGAAGAAACCTGAATACCATGCAGCATTAAACCTGCATATTCTCCCATGAAACGAAAACCTTCATCCCCGAAACAGAAGACAAAAGCTCCAGCAGAGGAAGCTTCACCAGCCGTCATTGTAGCAATCTTTAAACCTTTTTTCCTAGCAGAATAAAGGATAGAAAGAATAGCTTTTAAAGATGAGATATCTCCTCCGGGAGACTCAATATGGATAGGAAAAAGTATTTGCTCCAGTTCTATGGCTTCATTGATTCTATTACTTAAAGCTTTTACAGTTGTTGAAGAAAATTCTGTTAAGTAAAAACTTCTAGGCCCGTTTATTCCTTGAACAAAGTTTGGAGCATTTATATCCCATTTCATATTTTTGATAATAGTGTATCTACAGTATTTTGTACACTGAATACACTAGGAAGAGTTGATATAGTTTTTTCGCCAGAATTAAAAAATTCAACGGCTTCCAAAATTTTATCTTCTACTTCTTTATCATCAAAATCAAACATGTTCCCTTGATTAACTATATTACCTAATTTGAAAAAGGCATCATCATAAATAGGAATTTTCTGAGAAGGTTTTACAATAATAGCATTACCATTGTTAATAAAATCAGAATGAGCATGAGCATCCATTGCTACACAAACCTTGTTAAGAGAAAGCATATTAAACAAAGGAAGATTAAATCCTTCTGCGCCGGAAAGACCGGAAAGATCAATATCACAAGAATTCATTAGTTTGTTTACTTCTGAATTTTTATCTTGACGAGATATTAGATTAACATTCCAAGGAATAGATCCCTCAAAGATTTGATTCAAAATTTGTTCCCATTTTTCTCTCTCTATAAAAGGGTTATCTATTAAGCAATTTAATCTATATCTTTTATCATTACCGAAAAGCTTCTTCCATATTCTGATTATCTTTTCTGTATGTTTTCTTTTTTCAAATTTTCCAATAAGCAAAAAGTTAATAGCATCAACTCTTGGAACAAGAGGATCAGCTTTTACATGAATAGAATCAAAATAAGGATGGCAGACTCCTACATTTTCTAGACCTTCAGATTTAGCAACCTCATAAGAATAATTACTAGAAAACAATACCAAGTCATTATTTTTAATAATATTTTTTTCAACTTTAGTTAAAGTATCCGTTTCATGGAATGTCCATAAAATAGTTTTATCAGACAAACGTCTTTCAGATTCAATTAAATGCCAAAGTCTAATCGTAGGAAATTTACGAGAAAAATTGGCATGAGCTTTTTGACAACAGAATTGGAGCCAATCAAAAAATGGTTTATCAATATCGTAGGCTTTTAAATCTACTTGCCCGATAGGAAATATATTAGGAAGGAATTTTCTATCGAAAAACTCTTTCAATAATCCAAATGATACTTGACCAAAAGATAATCCATTAATTGGAACTTCTAAATTTATATTCATTCTAAATCTTTTTTTAAATTATACTGATCAATCTTTTCTTGTAAATTTGTTTCTCCCCTTAGAAAGCTTTCAATAATACAATAAGAAAGTCCGAGATCGTAAGCTTTATCTATATACAATATTTCTGGAGTAAATGGTTTGTATTTTTTTAAAATATTTTTAATAACAAAAGAAAATTCATTATCATCTTTGCAGTTAAAGAATTTTTTTTCATTAGCTTCAATATAAGTTACAGATCTTTTATTAGAATCTGTAGATGAAATTATCTGAATACAAAAATATAAAAATTCACCACCTAAAGTTTCTGCAAACCCATTGGAGCTTTTTATTATATGAGATAAATAAAAATTGGTATTCAATATTAATTTTCCCTATGCTGGAAAGAAGTCAAAAAAAGATTATTTATGATAGTAGCAACTATAGGACAATAAATAAAATTATTAATATCAAAACAAAGACAATACCAAAAAGTTAAACAAAAAATACAACCCATCAAATATCTAACTTTTCTGCATAGATATCCTAGAATATTTTTACTCCCACCTTTTATATCTAAATATCTATACGCTATTGATCTTGGATAATCAAATATAGGAGCGAAGTTTAATAGAAAAAATATGAATACACAAGCTGTAGCCGTTTTTAAAATTTCGATTATTTCCATTTCTTTAAATCATTTAAGTCTTCTCTTCCTATTTCTTCAAAGTGAATAATTGCCATCAAGTTAAATATTACAGCTGCAAGATGGTCTTCGTCTCTATCTCCTTTCCAATATTGCATTAAATGTCTAAATGCACTGGCAAAGAATCTTGAGAATGGCATCCCTTTTTCCCAATTCCATTCACCATATTTAACAGCTCCTCTTTCCATCAAAGAAGCTAATCTTGTCATCATAAAAGGAGAGATTAAATCGAATCTTGGTTTTCCTTCTTGAGTATCTCTTTTAGCTCCAGATTCAAAACTTTGTCTAGCTCCACTATCTTTTGTTTTAAAATTCATACTCATAAATTAATCTCTATTTTTATAAAGTCAATCTTATAATATGTCTCTTATATAAATATACTATATACATAAATACATAAAGAAAGAAGAGTAAGAAGCTTTCCTTCTAGTCAGGGGACTTCTTACCTACCTGTTTTTGAAAAAAAACAGAAGTATTTGTATGCCTGAACAAGTTTAAATCGCTTGCTTAAAAAAGTTTCCTTTAGTCAGTTTGGACTCGCCTTTCAGCGACCCATGAGGTTTTTATTGACGTATCAAAATTGGATAGAAGCCCTTTACCCAACCGACTTGCTCATCTGCCCACTAGATTTATTAGATCGTAGCTGTAGAAACTACTGAACAAGTACTCAAATTCTCAACTTCGGTGCACCCTTTCGGATGTTGGTGTTGACAAGTCCCGAGTCAGAGCACCATGCGATTTTCTTGAATGACATCCGGCTTTGGGAGTCCCGGACCCATTGCGGCAAATGAGGCCGCTATGTAAAATTAACTTTCTTTATATAATGCCAAAATTTTCTTTTGTCAAGTACTTTTATGCAAAACCTTGCAAATCTACAATTTTATTTATACCCGCTAAATCATCTGTGCTAATCCCAAGAATACTGTAAGCTTCTTCTTCTGTCATTTCTTTTTTTAGAGTTATATCAGGAGGACTTCCATCAATTGTTGGTAGAGCTGTTTCCACTAAAATACTATTATAAAGTGAAATATTCTCATATACATTTTTCATTATTAATTTATCTCCTAGTGTTTCCTTATATATTAAAATTACTTGATAAACGGATAAATTTTCTTTTCTGAAATAAACTATCTCTGTAGCATTTTTAAAAAGACCATCGTAAATATAAGATTGATTTAAATAATTGATTCTTTTTTCTATTTCTTCTCTAGCTGACTCTGCTATATAATCTATTGATTTATTTATAAATAAAGGGCTAGAAAAATAACTTGAATTTTCAACTAATAAACGATTAGGCCCAGCTCTTCTACTAAAAGAGTAAGGAATTGTAACCTTTTCATCTTCTGTTTTTTCGCTCCACTCGGTCAAAGGATCGTCTTCAAATCCCTTTATAGTTTCTACTTCATAATAACCTGCTAGTCCATTAAAAAGACCAGCTTGATAATCTCCTGCATCTATAGGAAAGCCTATTGTTTTAGCTACACTTTTAAAATATATTTTTATATTTCTAGCTGATAAATCTCCTAACCTTAAATACCTATGAGGACTTAAAACATTTGATCTCAAGAACGGTGTAATTTTTACTTCATTACCTTTAATTATTATACTTGCTATTTTTATATATATTTTACCTGCGTATTCAGAATCTTTTAAAATTTGAGTTCCTCCTAATTTTATAAAATTATCTTTTTGTTGAGTGTAAAGTATATTATTATCATAATACTCTACGAAATTTTCATCTGTAGATGTTATTATTGAAAATTGATTTATAAAATCCGAATGATTATTTTTGTCATCTAGCCACCAATTTATTTTACCGCCTAAAATTCCATCGCTAAAACCTGCTGGAACTTTAGGTATAGTTAAATAAACATCACAGCTTTCAGCTGTTTCAAATGTTTTTAAAAAAGATGTTCCTAATTCATAAGTAGTTTCTTCAAGGGAATTGAAGGGATAATAATTTTTTTTGTCTAAAGGATTATTTTTTATTTCGAAATTTAAATAGTTAGCTTTATAAGTATTTAATATAAATGAATTTATATCTCCAGCATTTACTATAAAATTATATTTATTACCTTTTTTAGTACTCAAGATAACTTGAAATGGTAAATATGTTTGATTACTCATTTTTTAAAATTTTTATAATTTTTTTGATCAAAGTAAAATGGAAAATTAAACGCATAATCAAAATCAATTATTTGTTCTAATTTATCTTCTTTACTGCTATCTAAGTAAGCTATAGGTATTATTTTTTCACCATTTATTATAAAATTGTATTTATCTAGTTTTTCCTCTTCCTCTTTAGTTTGAGTTGAAGATTCTATAAATTCTATACTTACATCTGAAATAGGACAAGAAGCATTAACAAGCGGAGTTAAAATAGATGATCCGAGTAAAGTCGCTGGTTTAAAAACGAAGGGAGCATTATTTGAATCTGCAATTTGATAAAAAGCGCTTATATCAGGAGTCCAATTTTTTAAAAGATTCTGTTCTCGAAGTATAGATTCTTTCTCTATTTTTACAGCATCTTCATACCCTTCAGACGTAGGATCAAATAAAGTATATGAAGGTATATAATTACCTATTTTTATTCCAAGTTTTTCATCTTCCAATTGTATTAATTGTAAATCATTAGCTATATAATCTCTAATTATATCTTCTGTTAAATATTTTTTAATATAAATTTTGAAAAGATCGGATCTTTTAGAAAATGAAGATGATTCCCATTCATTTACACTCTCTGCTAAAACAGAGTCTATATCTTTTAAAGTTATTCTTAAGCATATACATCCTTTAGCCGCCGTATCAATAGTATTAAATCCTATATTTCTTTTCTCTGCAAAAAAATTTAATCTTTTTTTAGAAAGTGTTTTTGGAACAAATACATTTTTTAAAGAGTTCGAAGCTGTACAAATTACTAATCCAAAATTAACAAAAACTTTTGTTACAATATTATTTTCTATTTTCTGGATAAAACAAGAAAATGGCTTCATAGGTTCTATATTTAATTTTTTCATTTTAAACAATATTAGAATCTATAGTTATGCTGTTACCGTTATCAATACTTTCTATAAATCTGTTCTCTTCACTCGGAAAAATAAACTGTTTACTATAAGAAATAATATTTATATTTTTATTATGTTTTATATATCCTCTTAATGAATTTTCAGATGACCTTCCCAGAAGAGTAGAAACTTGTTTTTTATTTCCTATAATTTTTTCATTTAATTCAAGCTTTTCATCTTCTAAAGTTTCACTAACATTTATATCATAAAATTCTGTATTCATTAATTCAAAAGAAGCTGAATCAAATAGTTCTGTTAAAGCATAGTTTTCATTTAAGAATTGATCTACTGTCCATTCGCCTTTTTCATCTTTGTAAATAGATGCTACAATAGCTAAATTAATAGCATTTCCTCCCCAATATATTTCATCTCTATATAAATAATCTAATTCAGAATTTCTTTCTTCTGCATTTAAATCAAAACTTTCTAATTTAATATTAGAATCGCTTAAATTTTTTGTATTTCCCAAAATTTCAAAATTACTTCTGTCTTCTTCATCTAAATAAGCCTTACAAGCTATCCATGCTTTGTCTAAAAATGGAATATAAGATGGTCCCGGAACCCATTTATCTGGAGGGTTAAAAGAAGCTAATATATATATATTTACTTTAAAATATTCAGATTTTAAAATAAAAGAAGTCTCCTTGATCGTTCCATTCCTTTCGCTTTTTCTTTCTTCATTTAAAAAAAAATCTAATTTAGGAAGAGGCTTGCCATATATATCACAAGTAACATTCCTATAATTTAAAGGATTATAAAAATTAAATACTTTTCCAGAATTTATCGCGAAGATATCTGAGTTATTTATTTTAAAAACTTCCGTCTTAAATGGATGGTATTGAATTGGCATTAAGGTATAGAGAAAGAAGAAACCACTGGAGAAGGGTCATTATTAAAAGAATAAGCTGTTAAAGTAATTAAAGCTTGATCATTTTCATTAAAAGTAATTTCTTCTATATCATCGTGTGTAATTTCCAGATATCTTTTTTGACTATCTAAACTAATTTGAGTTGCGAAACCTTTTATTTCATATTTATCGAAATCAAGAGGAGTCGGGCCTCTAAATTCATATACTGGAATTTCATCATCAATAGAATTTTTAATTTTTACACTCCAAACTTGATTCATTCTTTTTTTAATATTATAGAATGTTCCAGTTAAGTCCAAAATTGAATTTGCGAATTGTTTTTTAAAATAGCAACTTTGCACATAAACTGTTGAATTTATTGTTTTTTCTAATTCTTTAGGAATATTTGATTTTACTAATCTAGAAAAACTAATATTAATTAAACTCATAGACTCTTTAAATGGTCTTTCATTTATTTTTGATTTTTCTTCAGGAAATAAATCTACAAACGTATTTTGAGTATTTATTAAATTAGTATTTTTCACATCATAGAAATTAGGAGTTTCATAAAAATAACCAAAATTTTGACTTCCAACATTTTCAGTCAAATAATATCTACAAAATCCAGCTTGAATATTCAAATCTAAACTTTTATTTAAAAATCCTGAAAATACAATATTGTCCAATTCATTATTTGGAATAGGTGTTAATTTATTAGTTCCATAAGATTTCGGTATTTTATAAATAACTCCTTCTAAAGATACATATGAATAATCATAATTTTTATGTTTTATAAATAAATCAATAATTTCATTTACAGCGTAGCTATAAGTATTATTATTTTTTAGATAAAAAGTATTTTTTGTTTCTAGAACAGTCCCATTTGAAGCGTATTTTGTAGCCTCAAAATATAATTTATCAAAATCTGTATACAATTTCGGAAAATTATTATTTTTTATGTTGAATAAATAAGGTAAAATTTCTTTTGTGAAAAAAGATACAATATTAGAATTACTTTCAGATATGCCTTTATATTTAGAATTGCTTCCTCCTATAATATTTTTATCCCAAAGTGTAGCCTTATTGTTTTCTTCAAAAAAGGTAGAAAAACATTTAATATCTCCGCAACTATTCCTTTTCTCATCTCTTATTAATGGATTGGTCGTAGTAAAAACTCTGTAATTATTATTTCCTTGACTAGTAATAGTAGAAAATTGACCCGGTATTCCATAGAGTTTATAAATAAAATATTGAAAAAGACCACTGAAAACACCTTCCAATAATGTTCCTTCTGAATATAATTGATATGGAGTTGGAGTTAAAAATGTAGAAAGATTTTCTTCTTCTAACTGTACTCCAAAAATATTAACTTTCCATATATTTGATTGTGGATTAAAACCGTCTTGACTAATACTAGAGTCACTTGCATTAACTAATTTTATATTTATATTTTCTTCATTAAGTATTTTAAATTTAACAAAAACTCTTTTTATATTCTGCGGATAGAATGCTCCTTCTTTATCAGTATCATATGAGCCTGCTTGCACTGATTTGTCAGTTAGAACTGCACCAAGACTATTTATATTACAATAAAAACTTTCCCCGCAAAATATTTGAATAAAAGGAACGCCTGTTTCAGCAGGCAAAGGATCTTGAGGTAAAATATAAAAAGAAAAAGTATAATCTTCTTTTGTTGAATCTTTTTTCGTAAAATTAAAATTTATTTTATACTCGTTTGTTGCAGTATTCGCTAATGTTCCATAAGATACAAAATTTGGATTTGCTATATCATCAATTTTTACATTTGTTGATAAAGAATCAACTGTAAAATTTTCCGATTGTGTAGATTTTATTAAATTAGCAGACTTAGAAGTAGATCTATCTGAAAGAAATTCTTTATCATCAAAAGTTATACCAAAATTTATAGAATCTGAGTCAGAATAAAAACATGACGTATTATCTTCTTTTTTTAAAACTAACAAATTATTCTCATTCCAATTTATACCATAATCAAGTTTTTTTATATCTTGATTGTCTTCTCTTTTGTAAAAATCATTATACACATCTTCTACATTATCAAATGGAGTTAAATTTTGATAAGTAATTATACCATCCTTTATTATTGAATTAATAAATTCTTTTCCTTTATATTCTAACGAATCTGAGAATCCTCCGTTGTTTTTGAAATAATAAGTATTACTATTTAAAACTCTAGTTTTTACTAAATCTTGAGATGATAATCTATATTGTCCATTGTAATCTATATTGCTAAGATTTTTAAAGAATAAAGTATCAGAATCTGAGGTTAAAAATATGAATGGTCTTGTTTCACCTTTCGCTTCTGAAGAAAATAAAATATATTGATCATTTAGAGTTGCGTAAGAAACTCCTCTATATGGATAAATATTTCCAATTTGAGTATTGGTAATAGATGTCGGAAGATTTTTTGTATGCAATAGAACACTTGACGGAAATATAAATTTATGTTTTTCAAAAACAAATTTACCTTCCATTTCCTCTTTATCTACTATGCCTGTTATGGGAAAAGGAGTAAAATTATTTGGAATAGCTATTGCCTTGTAAGTATTTAATCTTTCATAATTTAATTCGTAATTTTCAAATGTATTAGGTAAACCAGTTTTACCTCCCAAATCTATAAAATAATCTGGATTTAAATTTAAATCGTTTATTTTAGTATTTATTGGAAGGCCATCATTAGGTTGAACAATATAAACTACTTCTCCTGTAGCTTTTAAATTTGTAAATTCTCTACTTAATTGTCCTTCTAAAGAATAAAATTTTACATCTTGTATATTTCCTTTTATAGTATAGTCATCTTTTGTTTTTTCGAAGTCTGTGTTATAAAGAAGGCCATTGGAAATACCATTTTGCGTAAAAAGAGTTCCAGAATAAGATACATTTATATTCTCTGATCCAAAAAAATCAGTGGAAGATCCAGTTATAGTTAAGTCTCCTGTTTTCCCTTCTGTGTATTGAAAATCTAAATCTATTTTAGAACCTTCTACTTGCAATAAATATTCTAATTCAAAAATAGCTTTTGATATGCCTGTTTGAATAATATCCCCAGAGTACGCGGAAATATTTGACCATGTAATACGCTCAAAAACTATATCATCTGTATCATCTTCTTGAGCATCTTCATTAACAGTTTGAGCATTCTGTATTTGTAATGAATACGACTGGTTCCCAAAATTTGTTTCTAAATCTAAGTAGACAGGGAATCCTTGAGAATATCCGCTTGTATCATAGTTGAAAAAATTTATATAATTTCCGGGTTGTATTTCTTTTACATGTGTGAATTTCCCTGTAATGCTACTCGAATTTATAGAAAAAATATCAACAATATACTGTCCTTTATTAGTTATTTTTCCGCTTACTGCTTCATTTGAATAAAAATTTGAAAATTCTAATTTAGGGATAGAGCTTCCATATATAAAAGCGTCTAAATCTACAGAATTCGAAACTGGAGAATCTAAAATTTTAACCACTAATGCGCTAAATATAGAAGTTGGAGTGGCGAGTACCCCCTCTCTAGTGATAGGAACAGAGTTTAAATAATCTTTATAAGTAGTATATCCTTGAACATAAGATCCTTCGGAAAATGGTTCTTTAATATAAGAATTTATACTAATAGGTTCTTTGTTAAAAGTTCCTATAATATTATCATTTGGATCTTTTATTATACCAGATTTAAATAAATAACGAACATAATGTGTTCCTGTAATTCCTACTTCAAAATGATCACTAGAATAATTATAAACTTTAAAGTCAAAGTTTAAAGATTTTTGAGGGTAAAAATTCCTATATTGTATTCCTGTAATTTTCATTTTAAATAATATTTATATAGGATTTGCCGGGGTTGCTTCTTAATGCATTATTTAATTGATGCGTTTTTACACTATCAGAAGGATTTACAGGAAAAGAGTTTGAAAAAGTAAGATTAGTTCTAGTCCCACTCTGATCTAATCTTATGGAAAAAGATACTAGTCCATCTTCTGGACCTAATAAAGAATTAGGTAATCCAAAAATAGAATAAGTTTTAGTTTCTTTCTCCTCTTGCAAATTTGTATTTAAATTAAATAATATTTTATCTGCATAAGTTTTAATTTTTGCTTCATCTATATAACATCTATTATCATTTCTTTCTAAGTTAGAAATATCTCCATTTGTTATATCTTTAGTATTTGCTCTAATAGAAACATATTTATCATTTTGTTTTCCTTGTGTAGCAAAAACTAATTCAAGTTTAGGTATAATAGCTTTTATTTTTCCAAAATTAAAAGAATTGACAGTTTCTATAACTTTTATTACATAATTAGAATCTATAGGTGATAAGATTGGTAATCTTGTATATGTACCCTTAGTTTTCTTTATATAAAATTTAAATAATTTACATTTATTGGATTTCGCTCCTAAGCCTTCAGTATTTTCATTTTCGTCTGGAGATATTCCATTTGAAATCTCACATTCTATATCAGGCTGCTTATTCTCTCCAAAAGACCAAACTAAATATAACTTTTCTTTATCAGTCAGAGCTGCCCCACCTTCTGAAGTTCTGTCTAAAAAAACATAAGGTTTTAAGCCATCTATAAATTTTTCTACATTTTCAGAATTTGGGTCAGGTTGCCATATAGGAGTTCTATTAAGGACAACAATATTTTTTTCGGCAAACTTTGATATCTCAGCTGCTCTTATATATGGATGAGAAATATTTATATCTGGAAATACAAATTTATTACCGGGTTTAATCCTTGAGAATCCTTTAACAGTTCCATCTGGACTTTCAAAACTTTTATCTTCTAAATCACTTGCAGCAGCAGACCAATATTTTCCACAAAATGTTTTAGCTATCTGAAGTTCAAAATCATAAGCTTTAGTTCCTGTTTCTTCTACAATTAATAAGTAAGCCCCTCCTTCTTTTAGTTCTTTTATTTTTTCTTCTGTAAAAGCTCCTCCTAAACTAGGATTAGAAGATCCTATTATATTATGGTAAAGAGCTTGGCATTGAGCTTCCCCTTTTTTGCCTGCTTGTTTATCTGTCGTATTCTCATGGCATATAGCTTTTATATTCCATCCTAAAAGAGCATTATTCCCTGTCCCTAATTTTACTTTATCCGGACTTGTATATTCGAGTACTTTAACATAACAAAATAAATCTCTTAATTCTTTACTATAGTAACTTGCAATAACTGATGCTTGGAAATTGAATTCTGATCCATATCTTCTTTCTAATGGTCTATTTCCGTTGGATAATTTATCGAGAGATATTGGGAAAAGCGTTCTATTACTATTTCTACTAGATCCAGATCCTCCCCCTGTATTTGAACTACAATCATATTCTTTTATTTCTCCATCTTTTCCAAAATATGCTATATTTATATCTTTGGAAAGTCCTTCTATGCTTTTACTTGTAGAAACTTCTTCTATTTTGCAGTTATTCGAATCTTTTATAGTCGAATCATTTATATTTATACCTCTACTTAAATCAAAGAAAATCACTGTATCGTTTTTCCAATAAAATGAAAATCCAAAATCTTGACACCAATTGTTCAAAACTTCTCTAAGAGTTCCTGTGTATTGAGCTCTGTAATCGACTGGAGAAGAAAAAGTATTATTGAAATTCACTCCATATCTAGAAGCTTCTTGTATGAGATCGCTAAATTTATAATCTACATCCAACTTGCTGAATCCTCTTGATTTCTGACAATCTAAAGAGTTATTAGGGGTTGTGTTTGATGTACAAGGATCACATTTATCTTTCTCAGAGTCATTTTCTAAATTGCCACATGGATCAATATAATCTCCAACAAAAATCATATTTGAAAAATCTCCAACAGCTCTATAAATAGATAGATTGCTAACTTTATTTGAAACTAAACTAGGAGTAACTGATGAAGTTTTTAAATAATTATTTAAATTTATATTACCGGGTAATGCTACTTGTGTTGTATTTTGTTTTAATATATTCGGCAAAGGGCCTCCATCTTTGCCTTTTAATCCTACATATATTTTGTCTAAAATTACACTAGTATCGACAAGGGTAAGTTCACAAGTTTTTCCAGATGTTACGCTTTCCTTTGTAGAAAAAGAAATAGCATGTCCCTTAAAAGTATAAAAATTCCCAATCCTAACTACTATTTCGGATTTTGTGTTAAGATTGTAGTCTTCTTTTCCCCATATAAAAGATAATCTTAATGTAGACGGCTCAGATCCTCCACCGCTTAAATCTGCTGAGTAAACTTTTTTCGTAATACCTGATATTTTTATTGAAGGAAAATCCGCTTTCATAATATTCTATTCAAAAGGTCCAAGAATCCTAAATGCGCCTGACCAATTAGAGTTAGTATTATTATAAATACTACTCTGATCAACTAATGTTATTCTATCTCTTTTTCCATGAGATAAATGTAAAGTAGATGTTTCGTAATAATCTTCTTTTACCTGTCTATATTTTACTTTTGCTGAATTTTCTCCTAAAAATACTATACTTGCTCCCCTTGCAAAAAGGCCCTTCGAAAATGTAAAATTTGAAAATAACTGCAATGGATTAGCTGAAGTTTTATCGTATATTACTGGATATACTCCATTCTCTAATATCTCTGGAAATGTAATATGTGTTTCGTCTATTGTATAATTATCTACTTTTCCAGAGTAACCCCAGTATACATTATAACCATTTACAAATTCTTCGTCTAATCTAAAAAGACCATTTGAAGTATCAAAAAGTAATTGCTTTCCTATATCTTTAAATGATTTGCCTGCTTGAGTTTGCAATAACATATATGGCTTTTCTAGGATCTGACTATCCATATAAAAAGCTTTTTCATTTATTGCTCCATCCATATGCAATGACTGTTTATAAGTAGTCGCTGTATTTATCTCTGTTAAGTTTGCAGTTGAAACATATGTGTATTTTTCCAACTTATTATATGTAAAAAAATCTTCTACATCAATATTTGCTCCAGTATAGAAAGAAAATAAATGACTTACTGTTCTTTCTGACTGATCATTCATTGAGTAATAAATTTCATCATTAAATATTATATTATTTGAACCTATGCTAAAAGGAGTATATTCTCCTCCTATTGGAATTATAGTTCCTGTATTGTAACATAATAAATCTTGACTTAAACTATATTCTCCTGACCAAAAAATTTTACTTAAAGCATTAGATCCTGTACCAAATATAGTAGATATATAATTACCTGTATTTGTAGGTATATAATTTTCAGTTACATAGTCTAAAAATGGTATAAATTTTTCAGCGTTAGACTGAGATAAACTCGAATTATTTTTTCTTTCAAGCTGTTTAATCTCAGAAGTTTTTGTATAAACATTAGTATAAGTACCTTCTAATGGTAAAAAACCTGAAAAAACTTTTTCATAATCTTCTTTTTCTAATGTGCCTGTGAAACAAACTAGCTGATCAAAATATCCCGATATACCACTTAACGAATTCTTGTTTAAAACATAAGTATTATAGCCTATGAAAAAACCTCCTCCTGAAAGATTTGTTTCTGGTTTAAATGAGAAAGACTCTGTTTTATAAATAGATCTTGAATCTATATCATAATTTAATAAAGTTATATTATTAGAAGCTTTTATTATACCTAAACAGTTTTTTTTAGCTAGTCTTATATCGGAGAATGTGTAGCAGTCAGATTTTGAAGAGTTTGAGTATAAAAATAATTCATTATTATTATTAAAGTTTAAAGAAAAACCTGCATTCGATTGAATTTTAAAATTCGAAAGTAAAGAGCCTGCTTGATTATTCTTTTTTTCTAAAGTAAAAAATAATGAAAAATCACAATCTCCAGTTATCCCAGTTAATTGAGTAAACTCTGAATTAATAAAACTTCTAGATTTAGCAGAACTTGTATCAAGCCATTTATCTCTTACTAATAGAGATGCAGCTTCTGACTGTGATATAAAATAATTTAATTCCATTACCCTTAGACCTTTAAACAGAATACACTTTAAAACCTATTTAAAGAAGATTGTCCGGAATTATAATAGCTTTTTCGGCAGACCAAGAAAAAGCAAAAGTTATAGATCCAGCTGGAGAAACTTTTGAAATTTGAGAAGAGTCTAAAATTTTATTAGCTCCATAAAAAATCGAATTAGAAATTTGATTTACTCTATTCCTTAACTGAGCTACTGTTTTCTCGTAAGAGCAACAAACGGGTTTAATCAATGTCCCTTGGATATTAAATGCCGCCCTTTTTATTATTTTAATGTCTTCTATATAATGACAGCCATTACTATTAATAGGCAATGAAGCTTTTATTTCTTTTAAAGCTGGAACGAAAGAATATTCATAAGTAAAATTTTGTAAACATCCACAATCAGAACCTAAACTGTTGCAAAATTTAGCACCTATTTGAATGGTTCCTTCAAATTGGTTCTCTGAATAAGAATTATCTTTTTCATTGAAATTCAATCTTTCCGTATTACCGAATTTTGTCCATTTTTGCTGCACATAATCTGCAAAATCTAAATTATTATAATATTTGTAAACATTATCCCATCTATCTTTTTTACATTTTATCTCAGATCTTATAGTCAAATTAGCTTCTATACATTTTCTTGAAGTTATTAGATCATGAGTGATTCGAGTTTCGTCTATTGTATAAACTTTATTGTCTTGTTTATTTGAAAACTCTAAAGAAAATCCTACGCTATTATTAGAGAAATCTCTTTGAAGAGAAAAATTTGTGGGAGTTGTATATAGTGGAGAAAAATCTTCCGGATAATATTCAGTCACAGAGTAATCACTCCCTAACTCTGAAAGAGCTTTATTTATATAATCTATAAAAGTCGGGATCATCAGAAATTTGCCTCCATTCCCAATTAATCCCAAAGTTATAATTTCATCATTTGGGGTAATTAAACATACATTGCTTCCGCTATCCCCAGCTATAAAATCATTAAAAAATAAACTTTCAGGAGAAAGATTTGATTGAACATATTCGTTGAAAGTATCATCAATGGAAAATTGTTGTGTTTGCTGATCTGTTACTGTAATTTTTTGAAATTTCCCGATACAAGCTCTTTGAAAAGGGGATGCTTCACTTACTCCCGGACTACTCTCTTCTATTTGGTCTCTGCAAAATAAAGAGTAATCTTTTAAATCTATAAAATTTTTATAATTTTTGGTGAGAACTCTAAAAAACTTTACAGTATCAGGCAAAGCTTCGTTAAGAACTCCTAATCCTAAATCTGAAGCTATTTGATTAGGATGCCCTACTTCTAATATAGAAACTAAAGTTCTAGTTAAAACTTTATTATCATTAGTTAGAAAATATAAAGTTTGACCTACATTAACAGGGTAATGATAAGCAAATAAATAATGCTTTGGAGTAATTAATATACCTATTTTTCTATTTTCATATCCAGATTCACTACTAGCGACAACAAACCCTGAAATATCTATGCCATAAATCCAGCAAGATGGATTTTTTACAAAAGTCAGAGTGGATGTACTAAAAGTGCTCCATATTCTTTTTTGTTCAGTCGTTCCAGTTAATCCTGCTACTCTTTGAGATATTCTAGATGAAAAATTAGGATATTTAAATTCTTTTGATTCCGTAAGATACATTTCATTAGCTGTTGAATACCAATCTTTAGTTGATATATCATATTTAATAGCTTCTAATGTGCTATCTTTAGAAGAAATTTCATTCAATCCTTTAGCTAATAATGGACCTTGGTGAGTTCCATCTATTTTGACTGAAACTTCTCCATTTTCAGAAATAGACATATCTCTAACATATTTTAAAATACCATAATGACTTTTAGATAAACCAGATTGTAAAACAAAAGTTTTAGTTAAAGATACTTCACCTGTTAATCTATTTAAAGTTTCATTTTGAGAAATTAAAAAAGAGTTATAAGAATTTAAATCCGCTGTTTCAAAATAATTTTCTATAGCAGCTTTCCAAATGTAAAGAGATTTAGTAGCTACAGTTGTATATAAAGATACAGAATTAGAATCTACTATAGATAATTGAAAAAATGGAAATAAAGATCTCTTTGTATCGTATGTTATAGATATTTTATACCAACCATTACCAGCATCGGAAATATAATGGTTAATGTAAGAAGTCGCTTTATTTTCATCTACATAAATAGATCCTTTCTGTCCAGTTTTTATATTGAACCAACCTCTAATTAAATAAGGATCTAAACCTGAATAGTTAATAGTTCCCCCGTAAACATAAGGAGTAGTAGTTGTATTAGCATATGATATTGAAGTACTTGTAGAACCGGTAACTACAAAAGTCCCATTGTATCCAGATGGATTAATATTCTCTACAGTAACTGTAGTCCCAACCGATATAGTTCCTGATCCAGCTAAATATGTTATAGTAGCTGTAATTCCATTTCCACTTGCTCCAGTAACTCTAAATTTTTCAAAACCGAATGATAAAGTAACCCATTCCGCTGTTACTGCTTTGACGTATATAGATGTTTTATATCTTCCTGAAGTAGTAGAACCATCTCCCGGATTTATTATACTCCCTTTTATAAGATTCAATCCATTGGAAGGGCAAGCAATTCCGTCAGCTGTTAGAGATCCATCAGGAGCCAAAGTATCATTGGGCAAAACGCCCATATTTACTGTTTTCCAATATGTGTCATTATCAAATGCGCTTTCTGATATAAGAATATTACTCTCATTTATTAAACTTGAGTAAGTTAAGTAAAGATTATTTAAATCAGAACTTAATAAATTAGAGTTAGAAGCTACAAAATTTTTAGCATTTTGAAAACCACCTTGTGTTTTATTTAATCCTTTGCAAGAACATGAAAGTGTTATATTTATTGTGTTGTCAGGAGAGACTTCTAATCCTAAATTTCTTTTAGGCTCTATTATTCCATAATTTTCAAAATATCCTTTTTTAAAACATTCTATATTTATAGTATAGGGCACCCAATCGTACCATTTGTTGTCATCAAAACTTATAGATTTGATTATGCAATTTTCCCATTCTTCGACATTCTCGTAGCCTACTATACCTTGTATACCTTGAATACCCTGTACACCTTGTACCCCTCTATTTTCTATTAATTGTAACTTTTTAAAATTTTTAGAGAATTTGGAAACAAGCAAATCTGCTACATTTTTAATCCCTTCGAATCCAGATTCGCAAGGATTATAATATGAGCCTGTCGCTCCAGTTACTGAAATCGGATAATTTCTTTTTATTCTCCCTGTTAAAGATAAATTGTCTACTAAATTTATATCAGAATTAGAATAGATATTCTGAACATCTCTTGATATAAAAGGTGTTGGACCTATATTAGAAAAAATATCTTCCGAATCGTATAAAACTTTAACTTCACTCATTATATTAATATGTTATCACTTTCAATTTTCTTTGTATAATAGTAATCAAAAGTAGCATTGAATGTGTTTTCGAAAGGATTAAAAGTATAATTCATATTTTTCAAAAAAACATTTTCAGCATAAACTCCCGATATAACTGTAGGTTTTTCAACTTTAGTAAAACACTCTGTTAAGTAATCTTCTATTTGTAAATTAGGTTTGCCTATAATTTTTATGGAATTAGAATAGGAACCTTCTGAAGATTGTCCAGCTGATTGAATTATTTCATTTGAATTCGGCACAAGAAATTTATTATAAATGTGAACAGGTTTACTGTCTGAAATAGAATTAGTACAAAGAATAAAATTAGAATTTTCAGAATAATAAGATGGATTATTTGAATAAGTATTACTATAAGAAATTTCGCCATCAAACTCCTTGTAAGAAGTCGATTTATTATTTAAATAAAAATTGCCAGTTGGTTTGCATAAAAATTTATTTACTTTACTAGCCAAAGAAAATGTTCCACTTATTCTAGAGTAAATTTCTGGATAGCCTCCTGTGTAACCCGATAGTGCTAGATTAAATCTTTTTTCTTTATTTTGTGATCTACCTATATAAGAACCATTCTCTTCTATAGTGAAATAACCGTCTTCGTCTTTAGATGAAGATCTGGAATTGTTAAATATATAACCTGAATTTAAATATTGAGGATCATTAGTGTAAGAATAATTATATTGAACAGTTCCTTCTAATGGGTCTTCTTGTAAAGTTTTAGAAATTTCTGGATAAATCAAACTACAGGTTCCTGTATAAACATTCTGAAATCCTGTAATCAAATTAAAAGAACCTGATACTCTTTCATAAATTCCTGTTCTAACTGTATCCCATCTTGTTCTTGCTCCCATTAAGTTTCTTTCTATACCATCTCCACTAAATAAAATAGATTTTAAAGTTCCATTCTCTGAGGCTACTATATTATTACCATTGAAATCTACTGAATGAGAAAATTCCCATGTCGCTGAATTATTATTATCATAATAACTTCTTTTAGTAAGTGAATACTCATTGTTAATAGTATCACAACTTTCATTTGAATATGTTATATATCCGCTATAAATATTTCCAGTTATAATAGATGGAAATATACTTTCGATTCCTATATTCGGAATTCTATATTGAGAAAATCCTGAGAATATTTTATTTTTTAAATTTATTCTTGAATTTAAATCTAAAGGACTATCAATAGAAACAGAAATTTCTTGAGCTGTTTCTTGAATACCATTCGCATTCATTGAAATTGAAAATGATTCGTCTATAGATTTAACATATTTAAAATCGTTTTGAAAAATGCTTTTATCTATTTCTAGATAATTATTGCCAGTTAAATTATATAGATTGCCAGAAGAGGGAATTTCAAAATTTAATGAAAAAACTTTATATTGCAAATCATTTCCTTCCTCCCAATTTAAAGAAGTTATTTTTCCTGTACCCAAATTAATACCATGCAATACAAAACTAGAATATCCAAATCCTGATTCTATAATATTTTTCATGCCTGTATATGCTACAGAAATAGAATTTAAATTGGA